TAGTTGCGCCAACGGTAATTGTGGTTCCAGAAGCAATCGTGATTGGTCCGGCAGAAACACCGTTCATGTCTACGGTCATGGTGTAGTCTTCATCGAGAGTTACATCATTCTCAAAGATTGCAGCTTCACCGTTCCCGCCTGATGCGCCCCCACCTCCAATTGCGCCCCAGGCTGATCCGTCGTATCCCTCAAACGATCCATCTGTGCTGTTGTATCGAATGTACCCAGACTGTGGCGAACTATCGCGCTGGGCTGTTGTCCCAGTAGGTAAAGCGCCAGATCCAGTTGGATTTGTCTTTACGACAAAACTTCCTTTTGAAATAATAAAATTACTTAGCATTACGGGTTCCCTGCCGTTGTTTTAACTGTCAGAACTGATCCAGAAAATCTATCTCTAGAGTCAGCGTTTTGTATTCGATCTATTGCCTCTTGGTAAAAAGTTGCCCAAACCTGTGCTTCTTCTGGGCTACCTAAAAAAGGACTAGCTTCTAACAAGCAAGCGTACAAATAAATGTTCGGTCGATTTAAAATTAACCAATTAGTTGTTGCAGAGCCACTAAGCGCGGTAAATTCTTTGTAGTAAGTAATCTCAAGCGTGTCTGCTGAATCTGGTGATGGACCCAAGATATAGTTATCACCCAAAATCGTATAAGTGCTTGGCCTACCGCTTGTGCTGCCCGCCCAAATACGATCCATCATTTCTGGAGTTATGTACTCAAGAGCAGTAATGGGATCTGTATTAATTTGAAAATTCCGCGCTTGTAAATATCCTGTTGGCAATGCGTAACTGCGAGTGCCTCCAGTGAGCGCCTGTGTAACAGTTGTCTCCATTGCCCGTATGCGTAGATCATCAGCAATACGAGCTTCCGCAAGCTCAATAAATTCATCAAGGCGGCTTGTCAAATCGCTTCGATCAAGCCAGTTTGCTAAAGCAGTCTTTAGATTGGCATAAGAATTTATTGCCATTAGAGAAATACAACCCTCATTGTTATATCTGAAGAGCCAACTCTTTGAGCGTGTAAATACACAGCGGGGTCAGTGACCGACATACTTCGCGGCACATTTAAAAAAGTAAGCCCAGAAGAAAGTTTTAAGTCGTTAGCAGAACTAACAGATGGAGTCGAACCAGTGGCAAAATTGAAATAAATTTCACCATCAGTGTGAACGCCAATTATTTTTGCGTTGGACACATTAGTTGCGGAAGCAGAAGCGCCTACTGTGACAGCGCTTTGTACATCCCATTTGTTATATGCACCAGAATCGTCGCGTCTATACATGATTAAAGCCTTACAGGGGTTGTTTTAAAATAACGAAACTCAGGATCATTAAGTTTCTTGAAAAGTAATTTGGGATTTTTCGCAATTTCAGGATCTTCTTTTACCCATTGCTCCCATACCGTTACTGGAATTGAGGCAGCTTTGTGAAAACCGTCTGAATTAATCTTTCCAAATGTGCGGGAATCTCCATGCGCGTTATAACGGCGCTTGTTGTCCTCCAATATTTGTTCAGCATCTTGATATGTCTCGATTGTTACCGTGCCGTCTGGCTCATCTATCCAATCGGTCGATACGTCCGATATACGCTCAAGTGGTTTTCTATCCGCCATTTGTCCAGTACCTCTTTTTGCCGCCTATATTTGATGGCCCAGGATTTGCCCACTGCTTTTTCTCGAGCCTTTCCTGTTCCATTTCTTCAAATTGTTTTTCAAGAAACTTGAAAATATCTTTTTCTTTTTTTTGTTTTTTCTTAGCCATAAAAAAAGCCCCGTGAGGGGCATAAAAAGAAAAGGGGGCCAAAAGGCCCCCTCTCTTAAATTACTTCTTAGATTAAGAAGTGGTAAGGTCCGCGAGGAAGCCGGAAGCTTTCTCGTTTTTCGACATCAGACCGTACTCAACCAGCATATGCTTTTTCTGGCTATCGCCCGTTTTTGCAAGATCTTCCGTGCGGAAGTCACGCAAATAAGCAATGTTCCAGTAGTTCATATCCAAGAACCAAGCATCTTCTGCCCGCTGGAATCGATTCGGGATCACTTTGAGCGTTCCAAAATCAGAGACATAAACATCAATAGCAGCAACAACGTGTGCTGGCGCTACTTTGTCAGCGTTGGTTTGAAGCGATGAAACTGACTGAGTAAGGTCAGAGATTGCCTGTTTGTTAAAGGCACCAACCATAATCGTGTCGGGTTCACCACCATTGTCAAAACACTCTCGAATAACCGTTTTCATACCGGCTTCCGTAATAGCGTTTTTTGTCGTTGCAGCAGTCGCCGCGTCTGTACCATTGCCAGAACTTGCAGCTCCAGCTGTAGCACCGGTTCCAAGAGTGTGATAGTTGCTGGCAACCCAAGACCCAAGACCAGCAGTCTGACGAGCAGCACTGGCAGAACCAGCACTCTTCGCAACGTTGTCCATCAACATCTTCTCCATATCGCGCTTGAGAGTCTGAGCAGAACGGGCCATATGATAGGCCATCTCATTGCGTGATTTGCCAGCAAAGTCTACCGAATCTGCCGTGCCACTAACCGACACAGTCTCTTTTGAGATCTGCGTGTAGTTTTGCAGACGAACAGTTTCAGTAACAGCACTTGCTGTGCTATCGTCACCTTCAATGTGACGGTTTGCAGCCGCAGCCGCGAGAACATCAGTTTGCCACTCAAACAGGACGTTATCAGCAGATTCGCGTCCGCACCCTGTCAGAAATGGAGTAGTGGTAGGCGAAATATCATAGATGACATTTGCCAGGTCCTCGCGCACACCGATTGCGCCATGTACTTGTCTAGTACCTGAAGGAACAGCCATTATTTAACTCCTTAAATAAAATCCTCAAAAACTTTCGCTGCATCACGAATGTGACCAGTGTTTTTAAGTTGGTTACGTTTGTTTTTGAGTACATTCCTTTGCTCTTGAGATCTGGAACTTCCTTTGCCCGCTCGGATCACCTTCGGCTTGCCTTTTAGCTTTTTAGCCTTCGGATTAGCGCCCTGTAATCGGTCATACATCATGGCCTTGTGTAAAACCAAAAAAGAACGATGATCAATAAGAGAATCAATTTCGCGTTCAACATAACCAAGATCTTGCGCGTAGCTTCGGAGTTCTGTTGCTAGTTGCCTCTGGGAATCTTCTTGTCCCCATTCCGGTAACGCAGAAATGAGTTTTTCTTTCTCAATCTCGACTACCTTGGCCCACTTTTCACTTTCATCTGCCGCCATACGAGCTTGAACTTGTTTTTGACGATTTTCGAGTTCAACAGCTTTATCCTTCTGCTCTTGCAACTCCTGTCTCTTAGTAACGTATTCAAGGGGGTCTTCCATTCTTAACCTATCCCAATCAATATTCTCAAACTTATTAGTTTCTTGATTTTGGGTAAGCGCATCTAAGTGCTGAATGTACTGTTGTCTCTCGGCTTGAATCTGTTGGAGTTGAGCTTGATACTTCTGAGTAACACTCTCAATCTCCTTTCGTTGTTCTGCAAGAGACTGCGTTTTTTTGGTGTAATCTTGTTGCCGTAAATAGCCTTTCCGGATTTCGTCAGCAGTTAATTCTTTTCCATCTATTTCAAATAAGAATTCTGCGTCCTCGTCTTCGACAAGTTCACCATCAGACTCCTCTTCAGCTTCGAGCTGTTCGCTCTCAACGTCAGATTCATCTTCCGCTTCAAACGCGATTTCCGCTTCTGAAGGTTCAGCCTCCTCGACTTCGGTTGCTTCTTCAGACGCATTGTCCTCAGAGTCCATAAGTGAAAGAAAGGCTTTTTGCGCTTCCGCAATTGTGCCTGTGGGTTCTTCTTGAGTGTCCACAATTTAGCTCCATGAAAAAAGAGGGCATATAGCCCTCCCCCTACATCCTTGTAGGTAGGTTTTCTAAAACAGGATATTTGAATCTCTTTGTGCTTTTGCCAATTGTCCGGTACTGATAATGGACTCAAAATGACTTTGAAGCCGTGAAAGGATTTTCAATCCCAACCACAAGGTTTCCCTTGTTTCCGCATCGTGAGTGGATGAATTTTCCCATCCAATCAGGAATTCTTTTCGCAAAAGTTCGAACGCTTCCACAACCATAGGGTCGTTTAAAATTCGGCTCGCGTTTTCTGCTTGTTGTTCTTCGTTCAAGCCCACTGACTCCTAGCTTTTGCCTTTGCTTTTTTGGATAGCTCCCCGTAATGCTTTAGAATTTTGCTGGACGCGGTATGGTTTGCGCCAGAGTGCAAAACTCCATTTCCCATCATGTGCGACTTACCTTTAAACAACGTGCCATCAGTCAAGTAATGTTTTTGTTTTGCGCCCATTTTTATTTCCGTTTTTGGGGTTTTTTGGGTTTTGGTTTTTTTGGTTTTCTGTAGTTGTATCCCATTATCCGATTCCTACGGGTCTGCCTTGCTCCGCTTCTAATTGAAGTTCAGCAATTTTCATTGAGTTATCTGATTGCAACTTTTGCGCTTCTAACTGTAATTTCTGTTGTTTGATCTGAGTTTCGGCGACTTTTATATCTAGCTCGCCTTTCTTTAAGCTCATTTCAGCTTGCGCCATTTGTTCCCTTGCCGAAGGCTCTTGAGAAGCCATTCTGGGATCAGTAATAAACGAATCAACATCCTTAAAGCCCATGTTTTTGATCAACTCTGAGGCCATGTTGTAAAGATTTTGCTCGTTCATCAAAGACAACCCGCCGCTCATTGCCTGAGAAGCCAGCTGCATTAAGGTCGTAAGATGTCGGAGATGTTGGTCACGATTGCCATGACCCAGACCAACTGAAACAGTGCAGTCCATTTTTTCCCGCCACATATCCGGTCGAACAGGAACAAACTGGTTTCGAAGCATAATGATTCGTTCTTTGTCCTGATTTTTTTGAACCAATTCATAAATCATTTGCATTAGATCTTTTACGCCGGTTTCAGCAAAACAGCGAGCAATCAATTCGACACGTTGTTGAGCCGCAGTCATTGTCTGGCTGACAGCAGCTGCCGTCGTATGGCTAGTTAACGCACCTTCGTTAAGGCCCTGAGAGTACTTGGTCATTCCAGACCGTTCTTCCCGTATGCCATCTAAGTATTTGAGTGTTTCAAACACATAAGGCTGGAGTGGAGGTGTTGGTAGTGGTGTGACCGCATTTGGGGTTTTTGTCCGTACAATTCCCCCTGGTCTGCTAGTTAGAAGGTCATCCAGATTTACCTGACCTTCCATCACTGCAAAACGACCATGATTTTGCATATACATATTGTCGAGTAATGATCGTTGCAATGTACTCTTCATAAGCTGAAGATCCATTGTCAAATCTGCCATAGACAAACCAAAAAACTTATGCGGAATCTTTATTGGGGTCAAAGTTGCAAAAGGTTTACGATCTACTGGCTCTTGGTCCAAGATAAGGTTGCCAGCTGTAACCACACGAATAAGTTCAGCAATGCCGTCACCGTCCTGATCAGACTTTAGGTAACTTTCGTAAACCCAGATTTCCCTTAGTGCTTTTTCTGTACTTTCCCGCCCTAAATTACTGGAGTTATCAAACTCGTATCGCGCAGAACTTTCAGATGTAAGTTCATGGTTGTCGCCACCAATCTCGTCTTCATCAAAATCAAAGCCCATTTCACGAAGCTCTGAAATTGTCTTCTTAGATCGATGGCAAACGAATCTAGCATCCTCAATAGATTTCGCTTCGCGAGAAATTAAAAACTCTTCTGGAGGTACATTTTCAATTTTAACTCGCCCAGTAGTCACCACTCGGGTGATCACGATATCGTGAGTAACCTCTAAACCTTCGGTATTTGCGGTGTGTTCAAT